TATATCAACTCCTGGAAATATTTCTTGGATAGTGATACTAAACTAGGTGATTGTGGTTCTGTTATTATGGGAAATTCCCCATATGGTCCAATGATTTTAGGATTACATCAGACAGGAGGGTTAGAGTGTAAAGGTACTTGCATTTCTTTAACTAAGAAGTTATATAAAGAAGCTGTTGAAGCTCTTAAAGAACATATTATATTACCTAATGCCCCTCGTTTGGAGACGGTGGAAGGTGATAAACTAGAATTGCAAGCTGTTCACCATAAAAGTGTTTTTCGATATTTAGAACATGGTAATGCCCACGTATATGGATCATTGCCTGGTTTTCGTCCAAAACATACATCTAAAGTAGCTAATACATTTATATCTCCTCAAATAAGACAAAGGGGGTATGCTACGAATAAAGGCAAACCCATTATGACGGGTTGGCGTCCTTGGCGCGCAAGTGCTAAAGATATGGTTGAACAACAATATAAATTTGACTCTGAAATTTTGCAACAATGCATAAATGGATATACACAGGATATCTTATCTCAACTATCTGATAAAGATATGAGAGAAATGATTATCTTAGATAGAGATTGTTCTATTAATGGACAACCAGGCGTCAAATTTATAGATAAAATGAAGAGAAATACTTCAATGGGATTTCCCTGGAGATCTAAAAAATCTAATTTCCTTATATATGAAGGTCAACATGATATTTGGCAAGATTATGTCAGATTTGATGATGCTTTCAATGATAGAGTAGATAATATAATTAAACTTTATAGTGAAGGATTTAGATATTCTCCCATTATGACAGGTCAATTAAAGGATGAACCTATTAGTGAAAAGAAAATTATTTCTGGAGCTACTAGGGTTTTTTCATCATGTCCTGCTGATTGGGCAGTTGTAGTTAGAATGTATTTATTACCTTTTATTAGGGTCATGCAAAATAACAAGTTTGTTTTTGAGGCTGCCCCTGGAACTAATGCGACTTCTCTTGAATGGGAGCAAATTTACAGATACTTAACCAAATTTGGCAAGGATAGAATGATAGCTGGAGATTACTCAGCTTATGATAAAAATATGTCAGCACATTTAATCCTTTCGGCTTATGATGTGATTAAACAAATATTACGAGCCGCTGGTTGGTCTGAGAAAGATCTTCAAATTGTAAGCGGTATTGCTTATGATACTGCTTTTCCTATGACTGATTTTAATGGCGATTTAGTTGAATTTTGGGGTTCAAATCCTTCGGGACACCCTTTAACAGTGATCGTTAATTGTATTGTTAATTCACTCATATTAAGATATGTGTGGGTTATTAAAGGAAATAAAATTGAAGATTTTCAAAAACACGTTGCCTTAATGACATATGGAGATGATAATATCTTAGGAGTATCTAAAGAAATTACTAATTATAATCATACAGTTCTTGTAGAAGAATTTGCAAAACTGGGTATTAGATACACTATGGCAGATAAGGATGCTGAATCAGTTCCTTTTTTGAATATAAAAGATACATCATTCCTGAAAAGAACTTGGGTTTTCGAGCCTGAGTTGAATAGTCATGTAGCACAAATAGAACACGCGTCTATTGATAAAATGTTATTGAAGTATGTTCCATCTAAAGTGTTATGTCCTGAAGCTCATTCAATTGAAGTAATTAATTGTGCCC